TATCCGACAACGGATGCTCTTGTTTGCTATACCAATTTTCACCACCTTAAAATTCCTCTCGAAAATTTTGTTTTGGGGCTTGACTTTTAATAGTTAGTCTTTCTTTACCATTTTAATTTCTCCTGTTTTCATAGCTGGCAGCCGGGAAAGACCGGCATTTTATATGCTGCATAGCCGATTCTATCCACAAAGAATAAGGGCGCTGCGTTCCGCAAGCAACGGAGCGGCAAAGGTGCAAGACCTATGTGCAGTACCAGAGGTCGGGTAGCTCCCGAACGATGTGAGCGTGTATGGCATACCTCACCCAGAATAAAAATGCCTGCTGAAAACGATGCGAGTCGATAATCTAAGCGGGAAGCCTACCATGCTGGATTATCTCAAGTGGTAGAGAACCTGTTTTGTAATCAGGGGGTTCGGGGTTCAAGTCCTCGATTCAGCACCAATGCCGATGATACGGGTAAAGATAGCAGGGCCGGACGCGGCAATTGTGTTCCCCGTTAGGCAACCGCCATACGCCTACTAACAGTGCGTACCATGTGGCGGATTCTGAACAGGCTTATGCTGGTATGGCTTGCCAAAGAAACTTGCAAGACAGAATGCATGAGCCTTATTTTTTAGATGTTCCCGACATTTATGTCGGGGAGAAAGGATGGAGACCTATGCCGTATGTTCCTGTCGGCGCTATCGTTGGAGCAATCCATATGCAGAACACGATTTCCAGACACCGTCGTGAGGAAGAGGAAGAAGCCAAGAAAAAAGAGGAAAAGCCGAAAAGCAAGCAGGATGTGATGCCTATGTATTTCAGGAAAAAGCCGGTTGTCATTGAAGCGTACCAGACGTGGGAAGAACTTGATATTTTTACGCTTGAAGGCGTTATGCACGCTGCTCCCGGTGACTGGATTATCACTGGTGTGAACGGTGAACAGTATCCGTGCAAGCCGGACATCTTTGAAAAGACATACGAGCCTGTAGAGTGAACAGATCGCGGCAAGCCTCTGGTGCACGCAACTTGCAAAAGCGTGCAAGTTTGTAACAAGTTTCTGAATATAAGACGGTAATGCGTTGAATGGTAACTTGCTTGTAACTTGCACACCGTGCAACACGCGCAACTGCCGCGCCTTATATGCCAACATAGCTTAACTGGTAAAGCAGGGCCGTTAGGCTCAGTTCCGGGTTCAAGTCCCGCTGTTGGATAAAGCTGGGTCGCACCCACCGGCTAAGCCCGGCGCAGGCAAAACGCGATAGATAACCTAAACGCTGTAAGCAAAGCGGCAAGCCGATTAGGAGCGCGGCGCGATGGCAGACCGCAACGGGACTTCGAGAGCCTGAAAAAGTCTGCTCGGCATCTGCTTGTGCGGACTCCGTTACTGACGCAGTTACGCATCGCCGGAACCCATAATATCAAAGCAGAGACCGCGACCAGCGGACGGGATATAAATAACGCTGGATTACGTTGCGGATTTGCTCCCCGCAACGGGTGAGGTCGGCACAGCATACACCGACAGGGCGGGAACGCGCTTTTCCTCCGGCGCAAAGGGGGTTTGGGGGATATAAGCCTACACAAATTGTGTGGGCTTTTTGTATTGTAAGGCGAGGTGATAAAGTGGCATCAAGAAAAAATCCGGTGGGCGCACCACCTAAATACAGAAGCGTAAAGGCAATGCAAGAAAAGATTGATGCCTACTTTGAAGCCTGCAAAGGACAGCCGTTCTTAGACGATAACGGCGAACCGATGCGAAATAAAAACGGCTATATCATCTATGACGATAAAAAGCCGCCTACTGTGACAGGGTTGGCGCTTGCACTTGGTTTTGCATCAAGGCAGGCGCTTTTGAATTACCAAAATAAACCAGAGTTCAATGACACGATTACGCGTGCAAAGACCCGTTGTGAACAGTACGCCGAAGAAAGACTATATGACAAAGAGGGCTCAGGCGGCGCACAGTTCAGCTTGCGGGCAAATTTCGGATGGCAGGATAAGCCGGAACAACAGCAGGATAGCGAGGTGCTAATCATAGATGACTTGTAAGCTATCTGGCGTTGTTTCCCCTTGCTTCGCAAAAGTCCACCGTGAAATCAAGGCAGGCAATGTAAAAGAGCTTGTCGCAAAGGGCGGGCGCGGCAGTACAAAATCCAGCTATATTAGCATAGAGCTAATTTTGCAGCTGATAAAGCATCCGCAATGCCACGCGGCGGTTTTCCGCAAGGTCGGAAACACGCTGCGCACAAGCGTGTATGCGCAAATCGTCTGGGCAATCAATGAGCTTGGATTGCACGACCATTTTCGCTGCACGGTCTCCCCGATGGAATGCACCTATTTGCCTACTGGGCAAAAGGTGCTTTTTTTCGGCGTTGATGACCCCGGCAAGGTAAAGTCAATCAAAGTGCCGTTTGGTTATATCGGCATCTGCTGGTTTGAAGAACTTGACCAGTTTGACGGGGAAGAGCAAATCCGAAACGTGGAGCAGTCCTGCTTGCGCGGCGGTGACTGGTTCATTACGTTCAAGAGCTTTAACCCGCCAGCAATGGCGCGGAACTGGGCAAACGGCTACGCACTGAAAGCACGCAACGGAAAGATGATACATCATTCCACATACAAAACAACGCCCGCAGAATGGCTCGGGGAGCGGTTTCTGGCCGATGCTGAATATTTGCAGCGCACAAACGAAACGGCCTACCGACACGAGTATCTGGGCGAGGTTGTCGGTAGCGGCACAGCGGTATTCGAAAACCTGAAAATTCAACCAATCACAGACGAGCAGTTGAAAACATTCGACAGAATCAAGCGCGGCGTTGACTGGGGCTGGTATCCTGACCCATGGGCATACAATGCAATGCACTATGACGCAGCGCGGCGCACGCTGTACATCTTCGATGAGATGACACGGCGTAGGACCAGCAACAGGGACACTGCGCAACTGCTTTTGGATAAAGGGCTGACACGTGAGGATAAAGTCTGCGCGGATAGCGCCGAGCCAAAGTCCATCGCCGATTACAACAAGTACGGTGTGAAGACATTCCCAGCCAGAAAAGGGCCAAAGTCTGTTGTATACGGTACAAAGTGGCTGCAGATGCTTGATGCTATTGTAATAGACCCCGTGCGATGCCCGGACACGGCAAAAGAGTTCAGCGAGTATGAATACGAGCGGGACGGCAAGACGGGGGAAGTACTGGAAGGCTACCCGGATTTGAACAACCATCACATTGACGCAGTGCGGTACGCGATGGAAAGCACAGCGAACAAGGCGGGAGACACCGCCGAAACCAGATACAAGAGCATTTTCGTGTAAAGGCGGTGAGAAGACGTGAAAACATACCAAGATTTTGTAGCGGTTGGCGAAGACGAAAAGGCCCGCATGAGTTTCATACTTGGCACAATCAATGAGTATAAGGCCGACCATAGCACACGCCTTGCAGCGAACGCAAACAAGTATTACCACGGAGAAAACCCTACAATCAACAAATACGAGAAAATCATTTACGACATGCAGGGCAAGGCGCACCGTGACATGTACACGGCAAATCACAAGATTGCAAGCAAGTTCTTTGGCTTGGCCGTAGACCAAGAAGTTTCGTATTTGCTGGGCAACGGCGTTTCATTTCAGAAGCCGGAGACAGAAAAGGCGCTGGGTGCGACGTTTGATGAAGATATTATGGACGCTGCCCGCCATGCTTTGATTGACGGGCAGTCCTTCGTGTTCTGGAATCTCGACCATGTGCAGGTGTTTGCAGCAGAGGAATTTGTTCCTCTGTACGACGAGGAAGACGGCTCCATTAAAGCCGGAATCCGTTTCTGGCAGGTGGCAGACAATAAGCCGCTGCGCGCCACGCTGTACGAGCTTGACGGCTACACAGAGTATCTAAAGCCCAAAAGCGATGATATGGCGATTCTCAAGCCGAAACGCGCCTACAAGTTGAAGCTGCGCACCAGCGAGGCAGACGGCACAGAAATTTATGACGGTGAGAACTATCCCGGATTTCCTATTATCCCGCTGAAAAACGGCGAGCAGGCCCACAGCGAGCTACAGGGAAGACAGAATACCATTGACGCGCTCGACCTTGCTAGCTCCAACATGGTAAACAACGTTGACGAAGGCAACCTGATTTTCTGGGTGTTGACCAACTGCGGAGGCATGGACGAGCAGGACGATACAAAGTTCATCGAGCGTCTTAAAACGACCCATGTCGCCCACGCTGACGGTGACGAGGGCGCAAAGGCCACGCCACAGAGCATCGAAGCTCCGTTCCAAGGCACGCAGGCGACTATTGATATGCTCACAAAGAAGCTATACGAGGACTTCCAGGCGTTTGATTCTGCGGCTGTTAGCGCTGGGAACCAAACTGCAACGGCTATCAAGGCCAGTTATGTGCCACTCGACCTGAAAACGGACAAATTTGAAAGTTGCGTGACGCGCTGCATTAAGGGCATTTTGGCGGTTGCAGGTCTTGATGACGATCCGACATACACGCGCAATCAAATTATCAACAAGCAGGAAGAGGCGCAGACGGTCTTGCTCGGAGCGGAATATTACGACGACGAGTACATCACGCGCAAGCTATTGACCATTCTCGGCGACGCAGACCAGTTTGAGGATTTAATGCGCCGAAAAGCGGCTGAAACGTTAGACCGCACGACTGGAAATGAATGAAAAGAGATTGAAAGGAGAAAATCGAAATGGGAGGAAGAGGATCAGGAAGTAGCCGCGGCGGCTGGAGCAAGGTTAGTGGGACAGCCCGCCAAAACCAGCTTATTAGCAACCTAACCAGAATTGTGAAACGCGACTACAACACAGAACCCACGTTTACAAAAAAAAAAGATGGCGGCATTGGATACGAATATACAAAAATTCAAAAATTCCAAGACGTTGGCGGTGGTAAATTTATCGACCCCAGAAAGAACGGCATGATAGAAAAAACCACAATAGAAACAGGAATTATTATGCCTGACGGATTGATAAAAAAGAATAAGCCGCAGATAACGAAAAAAATTATTAAGCAGCGTAGGTAGCCTGTATGCTGAATTTTGAAAACCTCGAAAAAGCCAACTTTTTAGGCGTTGGCAAATACGATACGCCGATTATCCAGCCGGAACACATTGATGTGCGGCATCTGGAATGGATTCCGTTCAACTTTGCTAAAACCTGTACGGACTGCGCAACAAAAGGCGTTCACTTCTTCGTGGATGATTATCAATTCCAAAGGGTGTGGAATCAGCCGGACAAGTACATTCCGTTGCTTCAAAAATTTGGCGCTGTGTGTGCGCCTGATTTCTCAATGTATACAGATATGCCGCTTGCTATGCAGATATACAATCACTATCGCAAGCACTGGCTGGCGGCATACTGGCAGCAATGCGGGATTCACGTTGTGCCAACCCTGTGTTGGAGCAATAAACAAAGCTACGAGTGGTGTTTTGACGGCGAGCCACAACATTCGATTGTGGCGATTTCTAGCGTGGGAACGCAGAAAAGCAAGCAGAATCAAGCGCTGTTTGAAAAAGGCGTTCGGGCGGCATTGGCAAGGCTTGAACCCAGTGAGATTTTGTGGTATGGCAAATGCCCTGAAGAATTTGACTGGAACGTTACTAGGATTCAGCCATATTATAAGCGAGTAAGAAGGAGATGCGAGAATGGGCGGTAGAGGTTCTGGAAGCGGCAGGGGCGGCAGTGGAACACCGCGCGGCGTTGTTGCGTTTGATATTGATATGGATGGGGCACGCGCTGGGTATGTTGTCAAAAACGGCAAAGTTTATAGCGAAAATGGTGATTCTATCAATTTATCAGCATCACAAATCATGGGAAACGCGCAAAATCTGGGATATGGCGTAAAAACATATAATAAAAAGCAATATGAAAAAAAACAAGAAGCTTATAGAGCTGATAGAAAAGCAACAAGCAACTTCTTAAATACAATGGATGCGCAGATGGGTGGAAACAAACGGGCTCAGAGAAAGGCAACAGCAAGTCGACGTGGAAGTAGACGTAAATGAAACCTGATTACGCACACAAAGAAACGGATAAGCAGCTTGCTTTGCTGGAGCAGCGCATTTCCAAGATATACGAGCAAGCGGCGGGTGAACTTGCCGAAACCGTAAAAACGTATTTTGAACAGTTTGACAAGCGCGATGCGGCTATGCTTGAAAAGCTGGAAAAAAGTGAAATCACCGAGCAGCAGTACAAGCAATGGCGGCTTGCGCAGATAGGGCGTGGGGAGCGTTTTAAGGCGCTGCGGGATAAAGTGGCAACCAGATACACCGATGCCAATGCAACGGCTGTGGCATACGTCAATGACGCTACGCCGGGCATTTACAGCTTGAACCGCAATTACGAAGCTTACAAAATCGAGCAGGTTTCCGACAAAGCGGACTTTACGCTGTGGGATGAGCAGACAGTGAAACGTCTGATTGTGGAACAGCCTGACTTGATGCCGTACTACCCGCCAAAGCGGGCATTGCAGCGCGGCATTGATTTGAAATACGGCAAGCAGCAGATTACAGCCAGCGTCACAAGCTCCATCCTGCAAGGAAAAGGCATTGGCAAGATTGCGGATGACTTACAAAGCCGTATGCATGATATGAGCCGCGCAAGCGCTATCAGAACGGCGCGGACAGCCATTACAGCAGCGCAGAACGCGGGACGGCTAGACACTTACCGCGCAGCGCAGGACATGGGCATAAAGCTGAAAAAGCAATGGATGGCAACGCTGGACAACCGCACACGCCACGCCCATGCAGTGCTAGACGGCCAGACAGTAGACGTTGACAAGCCGTTTAAGGTTGACGGTTACGAGATTATGTATCCTGGAGACAGTTCCGCACCTGGCTATCTTGTGTATAACTGCCGCTGCACGCAGATTGCAGAGGTTGACGGCGAGGATACAAGCAGCGGAGGCAGACGCGCCAGAGACCCCGAAACGGGGGAATCTGTGCTTGTGGAAGATATGACCTATGCAGAGTGGGCGCGGTGGAAACGCAATGCAGATACGACTTGAAGACCACAGCGCTGAAGTTTACAAAGAGCTTGAAGCGGCTTGCCAGCGGGCGCTGGAAAAGTGCGGGCTTGTGGCTGAAGGATACGCTAAAAAGCTGTGCCCAGTAGACACAGGCAACCTACGCAACAGCATTACTCATACAGTAGCAGACAACGGCGAACGGGCTGCCTACGTAGGCACAAACAGCGAATACGGCGTATACGTTGAGTGCGGCACGGGCATTTACTATCCGGGCGGCAGACAAACGCCGTGGGTGTATCAAGACGAAAAAGGCGATTGGCATTTGACGCACGGCCAACGCGCAAAACCGTACATCAAGCCCGCAGTGGCAGACCATTCCGCGCAGTATAACAGAATTATCGAACAAGAGTTGAAAGGCAAATAAGCCTTCCGGCTCTTTTTATTAGCATCTACCGCATTTACGGCAGGTGCTATTTTCATACGCAAAAACGGCGAAGCATTGCCGTTTTGAATAAAACGCGAATGTCGAAGAACTGACACCGAAGAAAAGGAGCGAAAACATTGGCTATTACTCGCAAGCTGCTGAAAGGTATGGGGCTGACCGAAGAGCAGCAGGACACTATTATTGAAGCCCACACTGACACCGTAAACGGTTTGAAAGCGGACGTTGACCGCTATAAAGCCGATGCGGAAAAGCTTCCCGGCGTTCAAAAGGAACTGGACGACCTGAAAGGAAAGGGCGATGACGGTTACAAGGAAAAGTATGAATCCGAGCACAAGGCTTTTGAGGATTACAAAAAGACCGTTGATGCCGAAAAGACGACAGCTGCCAAAGAAAAGGCAGTGGAAGCCGTGCTGAAGAAAATCGGCGTATCCGAAAAGCGCTTGCAGAGCGTGGCGAAGCTGGCAAAGGCTGACGGCCTGCTTGATGCGCTGGAGCTGAACGATGACGGAGCTGTGAAAGAGGCTGACAAGCTGGAAAAGAACTTGAAGGACAGTTACAGCGAGTACATCACCACCACCAGCACAAAGGGAGCCGACACGCCCACCCCGCCCGCCAACAGCGGCGGCGCAAATCTCACAATGGCCGACATCTACAAAAAAGATGAAAAAGGGCGCTATGTCATGGATTATGAAGCACGCCTGAAGGCAATCGAAGAAAATCTGAACAACCAGAACACATGAAAGGAGCCTTAAAATGGCAGCAACTAAAGTTGAAACCCTGACCACCCCCCGCGACAGTTTGCCCAATGTCTACACTGGCGTGACTGCTCGCGAGCTGGATTTTGTGACCCGCTTTGCCGACAACTGGGAGGCACTGCGGGAAATCTACGGCATCATGCGGCCCATCCGCAAGCAGGCGGGCACCTCGCTGGTTTCTTACACCGCTAGCGTTGCGCTGGAGAGCGGCACTGTGCCCGCCGGTGCTGTAATCCCCTATAGCAAAACCACTATCACCCCGGCCACAAAGGAAGACATCACCCTGCAAAAGTACGCAAAAGCCGTGCCCATCGAGGATGTGGACAAGTATGGCGCGACTATTGCCGTACAGAAGTCCGACGATGCTTTCCTCACCAAGCTGCAAAACGTGGTGATGAGCAAATTCTACACCTTCTTGAACACCGGCAACCTGACCGGCGAAGCTGCCTCCTGGCAGGCCGCTCTGGCGAAGGCACAGGGCGAGGTGCTGAACAAGTTTGCCACCATTCAGAAGGATGTGACCGAAGTAGTCGGCTTTGCGAACATCCTGGATGCTTACGACTATCTGGGCAGTGCGCAGGTGACCGTGCAGAACGCTTTCGGCCTGACCTACATCAAGAACTTTATGGGCTATAGCACCCTGTTCCTGCTGCCCGCAACTCAGATTGCCCGCAACAAGGTCATTGCAACCCCCGTTGAAAACATTGACCTGTACTATGTTGACCCCTCTAGCGAGTTTTCGAGCCTGGGCCTGACTTACACCGTGAGCGGCGAAACTCCCCTGATCGGCTTCCACGCTCAGGGAAACTATGGCACTGCTGTTGGTGAGAGCTTTGCGGTTATGGGCATGGCGCTGTGGGCCGAGTACCTGGACGGCATTGCGGTTATCACTGTCAATCCTGCTGCGGCTAAGGCCGCTGTAAACACCAAGGGCTGATAAAAGGGGGCAGCGTAATGCTTGAAGAATTGATGCGAGAGTGCCGGAACTGGTTTAAGGTTCCGGATGGCGCGTACAGCGGCACATTTACCATCAAGGACGGCAGCATTACGCTGCCTTTTTTAGTTGAAGGGCAATATTTCCGCATTATCGGGAGCGTGTTCAACGATGGCGTGTACCAGTACGGTGCTGGCAGTTTGACCGATGAAACGTTTGACGGTGCTGTGTGGGCGCTGGCTGTGCCCGCTGCCTTTATTTCTCTGGTTGAGGATGTGGAAGCATGGCGCAACAAGTATGAGAACGCCGCAAACAGCCCGTTTCAAAGCGAGAGTTTTGCAGGGTATAGTTACACCAAATCGAGCGCAAACGGCAATTCTGGCGGCTCTGTGACGGGCTGGCAGGGCGTGTTTGCTTCTCGGCTGAACAAATGGAGAAAGCTATGAGCCTTTTAGATGATTTTTCGCATAGCTGCATCATCATGGACAAGCTGACAAAGCCTGACGGAGAAGGCGGCTATGCTACCGAGTGGAGAGAGGGCGCCGAGTTTGCGAATTACGTTGCACTGGACAGCAGCCTTGAAGCACGGCAGGCCGAAGCGCAGGGCGTGACCAGCGTATATACAGGCATTGTGCGGAAAGATGTGCCCATCGAGTACGGCAGCGTGTACAAGGACGTGACGACCGGGTCATATTTCCGGGTCACGAGCCGCCCGGAAGAAAAGCAAGCCCCGGCAAGCGCTTCCACTATGCTGAACGGCCTAAAAAGTTTTACGGCTGAACGATTGCGGGAGGGATTGCCTACATGACAAAAGGCGCTGCATTACAGCAGTTTTTCGGGCAATTTATGACCGCATACCCCAGCAACGCCGTGCCGAAAGACGCGGTGCTCCCATACCTGACATATGATGCCGTGTTTGACGCATGGGGCGGCGGGGCGGTATCGCTGACGGTCAACATGTGGTTCCATACCACGAGCGAAGCAGTGCCCAATGCAAAGGCGCTTGAGCTTTCTGACGCGCTGGGCATTGGCGGCGTGACGCTGCCGGTAGATGGCGGCTTGATTTGGTTAAAACGCGGATCACCGTTCTGCCAATCTCTGGCAGATGACACAGACAAAAACCTAAAACGGCGGTACATAAATGTTACCGCCGAATTTTTATGCCTAAATTGAGGTGAAAGCATGAAATTTACTCGTATCCCAGAATCGGCGTTCAAAGAACTGGTCTTGAACGCTGGCTATCTTGCAACTACGTTTGACCCGACTGCCGGTACTGCGCCGGAAGAAAGTGCGCTGCTTGGCGCTACGACAGGCGGCATCAACTTTACGGCTGTGCCAAGCTTTACCGACTTCGGCGAGGACATCGACAACTGTCCCAAGAACATGAAAGAGCTGACGCAGATTGAATCTTGGGAAGTCAAGTGCAGTGGCACTTATGTTTCGGCATCTCCTGCTAATGTAAAAAGTATGCTTGGCGCAGCAGAGGAAACAACCACTTCCAAGGTTTCAAAAATCACGCCGCGCAACGACCTGAAAGACAGCGACTTTACCGATTTGTGGCTGCTGTGCGATTACTCTGACAAGCACGGCACTACGAACGGCGGTTTCTGCGCCATTCACATGATGAATACGCTGTCTACCGGCGGTTTCAGCTTGAAGACGGGCGACAAGGAAAAAGGCCAGATGAGCTTTGAATACACGGCGCACTACTCCATTAACGCGCAGGACACTGTGCCGTGCGAGGTGTATATCAAGGCCGGAGAGGATGAAGCATAATGCGGATTTTTTCTGAACTTAGCACTGACGAAGCGATGGAAGTCGTTTTGCAAATCGCGCAGCCCATCACAAACCTGATCAATGATGAAGCGCTTGTGAAAGAGATGCAGAAAGCGATGCCGAAGGGCGAAACGACCCGTATTGCAATGCAGCGTTTTGGCCTTGCGAAAATTGTTAAGCTGCTGAACATTGCGTTGAAGCAGCACCGCGAGGATGTGTACGCAATTCTTGCTCCGTTCAACGGCCTGACGGTGGAAGAAATTGGCAAGCAGAATTTCCTTATCACCTGCAAGCAGGTTGCTGACCTGCTAAACGATAAGGGATTTGTTGATTTTTTCAAATCGTATCTCGGTGGCGGGCAGAACAAGTAATCCCTGTACTGCTGAAAATGCCGAAACTGAGCGCAAAGGCGCTTGTGTCGGCGCTGCCTTACGCTTTAAAAGCTGATTCCGAAGAGCAGCTGTACAGAGTGTACATGACAGACAGTGCGTGGAGCCTTGTGGTAGCTGTGACAGGCGTAAAGGACAGGCCAGCGAGATATATTGACATTATCCACCCTCCTAAAGTGGATACACGGACACCAGAACAGGTGCAGGCAGATTTCAAAGACTTTGCGGCGCGGCATGGGTTGAAAACAAAAGAACGGCAGGAGGTGAGCGAGTAAGTGGACGTATTTGACCTTTTCGCAAAAATCACGCTGGATTCCAGCGAATACGAGAAAGGCTTGAAAAATGCGAAAAGCAGCGCAAGCGGATTAACAGGACTGTTCGGAAAGGTTGGTTCAGCCGCTTCAACAGTTGGAAAAGGCATCTTTAACGTTGCTACGAACGTTGCGAAAGTATCCGTTGCCGCTACTACGGCAGGCGCAACAGCAATTTCGGCGTTGACAGGACTTGCAATTAACAGTTATGCAGATTACGAGCAGCTTGTAGGCGGCGTTGAAACGCTGTATAAAACTAGCGCCGATAAAGTTCAGCAGTATGCAGCCGATGCGTACAAAACGGCTGGACTTTCGGCAAACGAGTACATGAACACGGCAACTACATTTGCAGCAGCGCTTGTGTCTAGTCTGGGGGGCGATACGGAACAGGCGGCAGAGCTTGCCAATACTGCCATTGGTGACATGTCCGACAATGCCAACAAAATGGGAACGGACATGGAGAGCATCCAGAATGCTTATAATGGCTTTAGCAAGCAGAATTACACGATAAATCTAATGTCCGCTGCATAAGTGATTATGCAGTGAGCGTGCGTGAACCTACCACGGGTGTGCAACTGAAAAGGCGGCAGGAAATGGCTGCATGAGACAGTTGTGCTAACAGGGGAAACCTAAACTGTTTATGGCTTTTACAGCATGGTTATCCTGTGCCAAACTATGCTATATCAAAGTTACACTTGCAAAGCAGGTGAAATTGCGATATAATACAAAGTATAGAAGGTCAAACGACTATCGGTTCGTCACCGAGTACAACGCCTATTGGTACGGAGTTGGAAGTGCGCACCAACTTTTTTTGAAAGGATTAAAAGCCGTGGAGATTTGGAAACAGATTCCCGATTTACCGGGATACTCAGTCAGCAATAAGGGCAGAGTTAAGAAAGATAGCACCGGACAAATAATGGTGCTTAGCAAAAATGGTGGATATTGCAGGATTACAATATCTAAGCATGTACACCGTCTTGTTGCTGATGCTTTTCTTGAAAAACCAGAGAACAAAGAAAAGTGCTGGGTTGACCACATAGACGGGAATCGCTCAAACAATGACGTTTCTAATTTAAGATGGGTGACGCCTTCTGAAAACGCACTGTCGTATGGGTATCATTCCAGAATTAAAAATAAGAAACGTCCGGTAAGGGCAACACATCTCGACGGCAGGACAATCCTATTTGAATCCAGACAAGCGGCGGCTGAATACTTTCACTGTTCTGACAGTGAAATTAAGTACAACAGTCGATACCGCAAGAGAAATAAAAAAGGCTGGATTTTTGAAAAAGTTGAAGATATAGTCTAATCCCTTAAAAGCCATGTGCGGAAACGCGCGTGGCTTTTTATAATACCGGGAAACCGGGGGTAACAAAATGGTTAGACAACCTAAAACTCGGCTATGGCGGAACAAAACAGGAAATGCAGCGTCTACTTGATGACGCAAACAAGCTGAACGCCGCGCAGGGAAACTATACCAATTACACCATTAACAGCTATGCGGACGTTGTAAGCGCGATTCATGATGTTCAAAACGCAATGGGCATTACTGGTACGACCTCTAAAGAAGCATCCACAACGATTCAAGGAAGTGTGAACGCTACAAAATCCGCATGGTCAAACCTTGTAACTGGAATTGCCGATGATAATGCCAATTTTGAGCAGCTTATCAGCAACTTTGTGGATAGCGCAACTACAGCGGCAAGTAACATCCTTCCCCGAATAGAAGTCGCCCTGAACGGCGCTGCTAAGCTGATAGAGAGCCTTGTCCCTCCCATCATGGCAGAGCTGCCGAGCTTGATTGAAACCGTTCTGCCGCAGCTGGCACAGTCTGCCGTGAACATCGTGCAGACGCTTGTTACGGGAATCAGCGCAAACGCGGCGCAACTTATTGATTCGGCAATTCAGATTATAACCGTGCTTGGAAACGGCATCTATCAAATGCTGCCAACCGTTGCACAATCTGCATTGCAAATCGTCTTGACGCTGGTTTCAAAGCTAAATGAGAACTTGCCGCAGATGCTCGACACTGCCGGACAAATGCTGATTGCGTTTGTAGAGGGCGTTTCGGAACACTTGCCGGACATTATGCTTGCCGCTGCATCTATCGTGGAGACCCTTCTGACCTACTTTATAGAGCATTTGCCGGACATTGTAGAAGGTGCAATGCAGATGGGCGACGCGGTCATTGATGGCATTATTGACGGCATTTCGGCAGCTTGGGACAGCCTTGTCAGCTGGTTTAATGGTTTGTGGAACAACCTGTTCGGAAACCGCTCTGTTAATGTTGATGTCAACAGTAGTGGCACAGATGGCAGTCACGCAGGTGGCCTTGATTATGTACCGTATGACAACTATATTGCCAACCTGCATCGCGGCGAGATGGTGCTTACAAGCGCAGAGGCGACGCAATACCGTAAAGGCAACGAAAACGCGGCTGGCGGTATGACGATCAACATCGATATTAACGGTATTCAGTTTTCCGATGTGAATTCTATGGCACATGCGCTGGCGAATCAGATTTCGTATGAGCTTCAGGCGCAAAGCAACAGAAAGGCGGCTGTATATGCTTAATGGATTTTGGTTGGACGGCATTTGTAGCCTTGATGTTGGGATTCGGTTGCAAAGTGGAATTACTTTCGGCCAACCGACACCCAGGGTTACATCCACGACCATTTCTGGCCGCAGTGGCAATTTGACTGAATGGGATGGAAGCTATGGTAATGTTAGTGCAACTGCGAAATGCTTTGCGCTGACGGACACTGATGTAAGCGACACTTTACCAACGATTTCAGCGTTTTTGCGTGGAACTACTTTAGGCTATCGCAGGCTTGAAACAGAGGAAGAGCCAAATGTGTACAGAATGGCGCGGGTTGTTAATTTCCCGGAAACTGATATCCGGGCAAACCACCTTGCGCCATTTACCATTTCGTTGGATTGCAAACCACAGAAATACTTAAAAGACGGCGAAAATGCTGTTGAAGTCAAAAGCGGTGATTCTCTGTACAATCCAACTGTATTCCCTTCCCTTCCGCTTATCGCACTAACCGTTACTGGCGATGCCAAATTACAAGTTGGGGGCACACAAATAAGTGTTACAGGTTACACCGGGCCGATGTATCTAGACTGCGAAATGATGGACGCTTATAAAGAAGCGATAAACTTAAATAAATATGTAACTGCGCCTGAATTTCCCACTCTGGGGGCAGGAGCTACACAAATTAGTTGGAGCGGCGGCATTAGCAAGTGCGAAATCACACCTAGATGGTGGACGTTGTAGGAGGTGTAAATCATTAGCTATCCGAGATATTATGACGGCACGACGGGGCTTAAGGGCAACGGCGTGGGGGTGCTGCGGGATGCTGTGCGCTGCACCGTGACCGAGGAGCGCAACGGCGCGTTTGAATTGGAAATGGTCTATCCCATCACCGGGCAGCATTACAGCAGCCTGGCGCTGCGCGGGCTGATTCTGGCAAAGCCGAACCCCTACGGCGAGGCGCAGTATTTCAGAATTTATAAAATCAGCCGCCCCATCAATGGACAAGTGACGGTCAACGCGCAGCACATCAGCTACGATTTGAGCGGCATCCCGGTGGGACCGTGCAAGGCGTTGAACGCAGTCGACGCCTTGCAGCAGCTCAAAAGCCATGCGGCGGTGAGCTGTGATTACACATTCTGGACAGACATCCAGACCGTGGCAGACTTTGCCGTGGCCGTGCCCGGCAGTCTGCGCAGTCTGCTGGGCGGCGTGGAGGGCAGCGTGCTGGATGTGTACGGCGGCGAATACGAGTGGGATAATACCACCGTCAAGCTGCACAGCCAGCGCGGCACAGACCGCGGCGTGACGATCCGCTACGGAAAGAACCTGACCGATCTGACCCAGGAAGAAAGCTGCGCCGAGGTCTACACCGGCGTCTATCCCTACTGGGTTGACAACGACGGAAACGTGACCCAGATCACCGGCAACCCGGTGGTCAACGTGCCGGACGGCCAGTATGACTTTGTACGTGTGCTCACGCTTGACGTAAGCCAGGATATAAAAGAGCAGCCCACCGCCGCCCAGCTGCGGCAGGCCGCGTTGGATTATATCGCCGCCAACAAGGTGGGCGTGCCGAAGGTGAGCCTGACATTGAGTTTTGCCCAGCTGGAACAGACCGCCGAATATGCCGACATGGCCCTGCTGGAGCGGGTGTGCCTGTGCGATACCGTTCATGTGCAGTTTGCGAAGCTGGGCGTGAGCGCGGACGCTCGGTGCATTAAAACGGTTTATGACGTGCTCCTGGAGCGTTACGACAGCGTGGAGCTGGGGGACGCCCGCAGCAGCTTGGCCAACACTGTGGCCGACATGGGCAAGACCGTACAGAGCACCGTGAACAAGACGCGCAGTGACCTGGAACGGGCTATTGACCGCGCCACACAGCTTATCACCGGCAATCTGGGCGGCTATGTGGTGTTGCACAGCTCCACCGGCGCGGACGAGCCGGACGAAATCCTTGTAATGGACAAGCCGGAAATTGAAAAGGCTACCAAGGTCTGGCGGTGGAATCTGGCCGGTTGGGGTTACAGCAGCAGCGGCTACGGCGGGCCGTACCGCCTGGCCGCCACGATGGACGGTGCAATCAACGCCGATTTCATCACAACCGGGACTATGAGTGCGAATCTTATCCGGGGCGGCGTGCTGCAGTCCACTAACGGAAAGTTTGTGTCCAACCTGGACACGGGAGTCACGACTTTTAACGGCGGACTTGTTGTGAATAGTGACAACTTTAAGATCGGCTCGGACGGGTCTGTGGACATCACCGGCAAATTCACTTCGACGGTGTCGGAGAGCAAGTGCGTCATCGACGACGCCAAAATTGAAATGTACCGCAAGACTAACGACGGAAACTGGCACATGGGCGCGTTCATGTCTACGTGGGGCAGCAACAACGCCGTGGGCCGACTTGTGCTGTACGGCCCGGCGGCCGGCAACCCCAACAATATGATCGCTAACGTCACAATGGCGGGCCAGTATGAGGGCGGCGCTATCGCGATAAGCGACGCAGGCGGCAACGTGAAGGTGCAGCTGGGCGTGGACGGCGCGGGCAACGGCTATGTGCTTGTCAACGGCAGAATGATACAGTGAGGTGTTTTTAAATGGCGGCAGCCAATTACAGCCCACCCGCAGAAGCACTTATCAAGGCGACGCGGGCGGATTTTGACCGGCGGGACGTTGTGCAGCCGGTGCATCTGGTACAGTACGACGATACGCTCCCGGTGCTGGCCGTGGCCCTGTACAAGGGCGGGCAGCCCTGGACACTGCCCACCGGCGCGGATGTCAACCTGAGGATGGATAAAAAAGACGGGCACTATGTCTACAACCCAGCGCTGGGCGTGAGCAGTGACCGCAGCACAGTTTATATGGCCGTGACGGCCCAGATGACGACCAGCTACGGCACATTCGCCCCAGTGGTAGAGGTGCTGGCAGGCGGTGGTGTGGCCGGTATGGCTGCTCTGCGGCTGGACATCGACAGGAACCCGGTGCAGGATGGGATGCTTGAAAGCTTGGATGAATACAAGACCGTGCAGGTGCTGGCCGCTGAGGTGGCCGCCAACGCAAAAATCGTGCGGGATAACGAGGCGGGCATCCAGGATGTGCACGATAACATCGAGGCCATCAAGGCGGCCCCTGCCAACGCCAAGGCCGCTGCGGCCAGTGCAAAAGAGGCCCGCAGCTGGGCCGTGGGCGATACGGCATCCCGACCCGGCGAGGGAATGAACAACGCCAAATACTACGCCGCGCTGGCCCAGCAGGTCAGCCAGGGCGCGGTTGGGTGGTACCCAAATTACGAGGCGCTGTACGCGGCCCACAATACCGGCTATGACGGAAACTGGGCCATTGTGGGCGAAACTGATACAATCTGGGTGTGGGACAGCGATACCGGGGTTTGGAAGGACACTGGCCAAAGCAGTAAGTTTGCGAATTACTACGACAAGACCCAAATTGACGCAAAACTGCCCAAGCCGGTGACGGTTACGGTGACAGCCAGCGCCTGGACTTCCGGCGATTACACAGTGCCCTGGGACGACGGCGGCACGAGCAGCTACACCACCTGCGCCACTGTCACGGTGGCCGGGGTGACGGCAGACAGCCGGGTTATCGTATCCGACCTCACGAGGGTGACGGATGCGGTGCGGATGGTAGCCGCGCTGGAACCCGGAGCCGGGGTGGTTAAGTTTTATGCGAACAGCGCGCCGACGAGTGCGGCAGTGTTTGTTTTGGAGGTGAGCCAATGAGTGGAGCACATAACCCCTTGAACGTCTGCCCGTACTGGGTGGGCGACATAATCACAACGATGAGCGAAATTCAACCGGCACAGCGCTGGCCTGGGACAAGCTGGGAACGGATCACGGACTGCTTTTTGCGGGCGGCAGACAGAACGCACCCGGCGGGCAGTACTGGCGGTGCGTGGGAAGTGACGCAAACGGTGGAACAGTTGCCAAGTCACACTCACGCATATGCCTCATACCAAAAGGGATACCCGTCAAGTTACAGTGAAGAGAATTTATATATAACCCCGATTGGACGAGTCCCATACAACCCAAGAGTACAGGAGGGAACAGAAAGTTCACAAACTGGCGGCAACAAGCCTATGCCCATCGTGAACAAGTACACGGCCTGTTATATGTGGAAGCGCACCGGCTGACCCCGAAGGGGGTGGCGGTAGCGGGAGGTGTTACCTGATGATGCAATTTTATGTGTGTCACATGACACTTGAAGATGTGCCGGAAAAGTGGCGCGATGCGGTTAAAGCCAGATTGGAGGGCGTGTAATGGCATTGCATGAAGTACAGCTGAAAGGATACAGTGTTAGACCCGGCAACTTATCGCTTGGCACTTTTGGCAGTTACGGTATCGAGCAGCTGCATGTGACCCTTGACGATACGTGGAGCGGGCTTGCTGTAACGGCAACGTTTAACCCGCCGAAGGGCGAACCCCGTGAAATCCGTTTGCCGGAAAACGGACTGATTGATGTGCCTGCCGAAGCAACCGCCAATGAGGGTACGGGCACTATCGTGTATTGCGGCGTTGCCAATGGTGTGCAGCGCATCACAAAAACGCAGGGATACAACGTGATTACACGCGGCCCCGTTGGTGGAACTGAGCCGTTTAAACCCAGTGAATCACTTGCCACGCAGGTTTTGCAGGCTGCACTTAACGCAGAAAAGAACAGCGCGGAAGCAAAGAGCGTGGCCGATAACTTGCGAAATGATGCGGCTAACGGCAAATTTAACGGCAAGGATGGAGCCAAAGGCGACAAAGGAGACAAGGGCGATACTGGCCCGCGAGGCCCCGTAGGCCCGCAGGGGCCGCAAGGAGAAAAGGGAGTTCAAGGCCCTACCGGGGCAACGGGTGCAACTGGTCCGCGAGGCCCACAGGGCGAGAAGGGCGACACCGGAAAGCGCGGCCCCCAAGGTGAGCAGGGCGTTCAGGGTGTACAAGGCGAGAAGGGCGATACCGGCGCGCAGGGGCCTGTTGGCGAAACTGGCCCGGTTGGCCCCAAGGGTGATACTGGCCCGCAGGGTGAGCGCGGTGAGCAGGGGCCGCAGGGAGAGGTTGGCCCGGAGGGGCCTGCTGGAAAGGACGGCGTACAGATTGATGATACGGCGGTGAGCGAGGACGCGCCGTGGAGCAGCAAGCACATCATTGATATGCTCTGCCCACCTCTGGAAGAAAGCGGCAACCCTGTTGTGTGCTACCCTGTGGCGGGTTATCCGCTTGGCGTGAAAGCGAAGTGGGAGCCGGTGCAGGAGGGCAGCGGAACGCCGTATCCGGCAGGTGGCGGGAAGAACCTGTTTAATCCTGCATGGATGTCAGAAAAAGAAGTGAGCTTTGGAGTGACGTGGACAATAACCCCAGATGGCACTGTGACAGCAAACGGAACGACGGATAGTACTGCATACTACAACTCTGATTATTTTTCGCTTCCAGCAGGTACATACACGATTAGCGCAATGCCGCATTTCCGTATGACAATTCGCAATGCTGATGCAGGCGGTGCTATAATTGCCGTACAAAAAACTGGACGTCCACTTACATTTACAGTAGAGAATGACGTACAAAAAGCTTCCTTGTTTTTCGCCGCCTCTGGCACACTGGATAATGTTTCGGCAAAACCGCAGATAGAGAAAGGTGCGACTGCAACAGCCTATGCACCCTACGAAAACATCCGTCCCATCAAGGGCAGGGACAGCGTGACAATTACCCGGCAGGAGGATAATCAAGTGATTGCGCTGACCCTGCCTGAAACCGTGTATGGCGGTGAGGTGGACGCGGTGAATGGTGATGCAAAAAAGACGTGGAAGTCCATAATTCTGAATGGCACAGAATCATGGAACACATGGGGAATCAATGCTCACAACCCTGCTGTTACAGGATTTTATACATCCAAAATCAACGATTATGATAGCATAAACGTAAAAGGCATTTGTAGCCATTTAGCGACTCCGGACCAAGGTGTGTGGGGTGGGCAGACTGTTGGGATTGGCTTTTCGACAGCCGGATCGTCGCGCTATTTTATGTTCAGCGTGCCGACTAGCTTGCTGCCCGATATATCAGCTGGACATGAAGTTGCTTCGTTAAAAGCCTACCTTGCCGCCCAGCGCGCCGCAGGGACACCTGTGCAAGTCTGCTACAAGCTGGCAGAGCCCATCCCCTTTACTGCGACAGGCGCACAACCTATTTCCGCGCTTGCTGGAGCAAACACAATTCTGACCGATGCGGATACCGTGGAGGTCACGGGACGCGCAGACCCCATTAAACGCATTGAGGATTTGGAAGCAGCGGTTGCTTCTATCAACTGAAAGGAGTAATAAAATGGCTATCAAGAGTAAAGCGCGGCACGACTTAACGCTGCGCAGTATTAAGCGAGAGATTGCAGCAGGACGTGACGTTGCGTTCTGGCTGGACAAAGCCTACACGCACCTTGACAATGGGCTGCTGACTGAAGATGACATTGCCGAGGTGGAGACGCTGGCACAGGCGTATTATGATGCGCTGGATGCAAGAGAGAGCGCAGACAAGGTTACGGAGACGCCGGATGTGCCGGAGGTTGACGGCGCTGAAAATACCACCGACGAATGATAGGAAGTGATACCATGATTTTTAGCGGAAGAAATCTCGTGAAGTACCCGTACAGCTGCTACGGTTACACGCGCGGCGGCGGCAAGACCTGGCACGGCGGCATTGATGTTTGCGGTATGGATGACGACAAAATCCGCATGCCCGGCTACAACGGCAAGAGCATTGCAGGAACCGTCGTTACAGCCCGCATCGTGACGAACAAGAGCAACAAGACATGGGAATGGGGCTATTATATCTGCGTGAAGCTGGACTCAAACCAGACCCCGGATGCAGTGAATTACCTGTATTTTTGCCACTGCTCCAAGTTGCTTGCAAGCGTAGGGCAGAAAGTAAAGACCGGCGATGTGCTGGCGGTTGTCGGACAGACTGGCAACGCAGCAGGCACATGGACGCACTGCCACTTTGAAGTGCGAGCCACTGCCACGAGCAAGGGCCTTGACCCGACTGCGTATGCAGGCATACCCAACAAGGCGGGCACATACGGTGGCCAGCCTGTGCAGCCCAGCGGCGAGGAAGTTCTGATTGATGTGTCTCACCATCAGGGCGCTATTGACTGGGCAAAGGTTCCCTACCGTGCCATTGTTCGCATCGGGTATCGCGGATACGGCAGCGGAAAGCTGATGAAGGACGAGCAGTACGATGCTAACCTTGCCGGGGCGAAATCAAGCGGAAAGCTGTTCGGCTTTTATTTCTTCTCGCAGGCGGTCACAGTGGACGAAGCCCGCGAGGAAGCTGATTTCTGCGCAAGCCTTGCCCCGACAGGCTATCCCTTGTTCTTCGACAGCGAATGGGGACACACAACCAAGACCGGCGTTCACGATGGCCGCGCCGACAACCTGACGAAAGACCAGCGCACGGCAATTGCAATGGCATTTTGCGAAAAGGCCAAAGCGCACGGATTCACGGCAGGCATTTACACCTTTACGGCGTTCGCAAGCGCAAACATCGACTACACCTATTTGTGTGAAGATTACATCGGATGGCTTGCCGACACGCGCACGAACTACGACACGAGCCTGCCACGATACATTCACCAGTATAGCCAGACCGCAGAGGGCGGCGTGCCGGGCATCACTGGCGTGGTTGATTTGAATCATCTGGTAAAGGCTCTGCCAGCGGTGGACAAGCCCGCAAGCAAGTTACAAGTGATTACCATCGGGCCGGTGACGCAGGGCGATGCAGACGCAATCTACTTGCTGTGCAAGGAACGCGGCCTGACGGATGCCGGGCTGTACAAATCTGAATGGGCGGAGGTATGATGCCGATGCAGCATGTATTCTCGTTTACGCTTGCGGAGGCCTGGGCGTTTTTAATTTACGCGGCGGGCGCTGCCGCCGGACTGTATGCCGGGGGCGTGGCCATCAGCAAAGTCATCACCGCCGTAAAAAAGCCGAAGACCGACCAGGACAAACGCATTACCAAGCTTGAAGAGCGGGTGAACGCCATGGAGGGATTCTTGAAAAACGACAAACAGCGGCTTGACCGCATGGACGAGGGGCAGCGTGTGACCATGCAGGCGCTGCTTGCCCTGCTTGACCACAATCTGGATGGAAACAACATTGACCAGATGCAGAAAGCAAAGAAAGATTTGCAAAAGCATCTGATCGGGTGAAAGAAGGTGCATATCAATGGGCGATTTTTTGAAAAATCTTGCAGCGCTTATCAAGGTAAAAACCATTGTAACGCTTGTGGTGGTTGCGGTGTTTGCTACAATGGCCTTGCGAGGGGCACTGCAGGCTGACACGGTCATGACCATTGTGACAATGGTCGTGGCCTTTTATTTTGGCACACAGACCGAAAGCAAGAACAAGAAGGATGAGTAATCATGCCAAAGTTTGATTTTGTCGGTGGTTTGCTGACCGATGAAGAAACAGATGTTTTGCAGCTTCGGCGGCGCGGCTGGCGCAATGCTGATATTGCGGCAGAACTGAATTGCAGCGAGCGCACGGTAAAACGGCGCGTACACAGCATCAAAAACAAAATAGGCTGATTTAAAAGGCGCGGCTGCTTTTGTGGCCGCGCCTTTTTTATTTTGTCCCAAAGACGGCACAATGTTGGCACTTTACTGGCCTACGTTGTGCCGTCTTTTTTTGTACAATTTATATAAAAGGAGCGGTTCGGATGGCATACAAGCAAATCAACCTAAACCCGGAACAAAAGCGCGTTGGAGATTGTACAGTCAGAGCCATTGCAGCCGCAACGCATCAAGAGTGGGCGACTGTATATGCGGCGCTTGTGCTGGCAGGATTTGAACTTCATGATATGCCGTCTGCAAACTATGTCTGGGGCAGTTATCTGCGGCGATGTGGGTGGAAGCGCTACACGTTGCCAAATAGCTGCCCGGATTGTTACACAGTGGCGCAGTTTGCAAAAGACCACTCGGACGGCACGTATATTTTGGCAATGGCTACGCATGTTGTGTGCGTGCAAAATGGCGATTGGCTGGATACATGGGACAGCGGCGATGAAGTGCCGCTGTACTACTGGCAGAAAGGATGATTGACTATGGCGTTTGGCGTACCGTATCAGCCCGGCTATATGCCGAACTATTATCCAATGGGGCAGCAGATGCCGTCGGCCATGCCCGATCAGCTTACACAGCTCCGGCAAGCGGCATATCCGCAACAGCAACCGGCACAGCAAAGCTCGCCTATTATCTGGGTGCAGGGTGAAGAAGGAGCCAAAGCGTATATGGTGGCGGCAGGGAACAGCGTACTGCTGATGGACAGCGAAAACAGTACATTTTACATTAAGTCCACCGATGCCAGCGGTATGCCGCAGCCATTGCGCGTTTTTGACTACTCGGAACGCACGGCAAGCCAGAAACAGCCCGCACAGACAGCGCAAAAATCGAAAGAGGAATATGTCACACGGCAAGAGTTCAACGCGCTGACAGCCCGCTTTGACGCGCTGGCGGCAGATAAACCTTTGACGCGCAAGAAAAAGGAGGCAGACAATGAGCAACCATCTGTTTAACGCTCTTGGCGGCGGCAAAATGCCGGGCGCAATGGGACAATTCCAGCAAATGATGCAGCAGTTTCAGCAGTTCCGCAATAACTTTCAGGGCGACCCCAAACAAGAGGTGGAAAAGCTGCTGCAATCCGGCAAGATGAGCCAGCAGCAGCTAAACCAGCTGCAAGCGATGGCGCAGCAGTTTCAGAGCTTTTTAAAATAGGTTCAACCCGTGCGCACGGTGAACAATACATTCAACTTTTGAAAGGAGTTAAACATGAGTCTTTCTTCGGACGGCACTGTTATGACAATGCCTGTGCAGCCCGCTAATACGGGCAATGGTAACGGCTGGGGCTTTGGCGGCGACGGTGCGTGGTGGATTATTATTCTCTTCCTATTCGTTTTCTGCGGCTGGGGCGGTAACTGGGGCAATAACGGATTTGGCGGCGGTAATGGTGCTGGCGTTATGGATGGATACATCCTTACAAGCGACTTTGCCAACATCGAACGCAAGATTGACAACGTAAACAACGGCCTGTGCGATGGTTTCTATGCACAGGCGCAGCTTGTAAACGGCGTGCAGAACGCTATGCAGCAGGGCTTTATGAGCGCCGAAATCAGCCGCGCCAATCAGCAGGCGGCATTTATGCAGCAGCTCAACGCCATGCAGATGCAGCAGGCTAATTGCTGCTGCGAGACCCGCGAGGCCATCCAGGGCGTAAACTACAACCTTGCTACGCAGGCTTGCGACACGCGCCAGACCATTCAGAACGGCACTCGGGACATCATCGAAAACCAGAACGCGAACGCCCGCGCTGTGCTTGACGCACTGACGGCGCAGCGCATTGAGGCTAAAGATGCCAAGATTGCCGAGCAGAACCAGCAGCTTTTTGCCGCACAGCTTGCCGCAAGTCAGGCTGCGCAGAATGAAACGCTGAAAGCCTATATGAGCGGGCAGCTTGCTTACTACAACCCCCGCCCTGTTCCGGCTTTCCCCGTTCCTGCTCCGTATCAGTATGGGAATTGCGGCACCTGCAACGGCTGCGGATGCTAAAAATTAATACGGCAACTTGTCGGAACATCTGACATGTTCGGCCCCGTGCCGATAGTGCAAAATGTGGCGGGGCAATCGTCCCGCCACTATCTTTTTTTGAAAGGAATGATTTTATGGCTGAATTTACAAATGCCAATACCGTGAGCGTGGCAGCAGGCCAGAACGTGCCGCTTACGGAAACGGCAGTAGCGGGCAAGGGCTGTGTCGTACACAGAGAGAGCGCCGGTATTGTTACGCTGCGCGGCATTACGAACCAGTGCAAAGCTCGTTTCAAAGTGGGATTTGGTGCAAACATTGCTATCCCTACCGGCGGCACAGTGGAAGCTATTACGGCTGCGCTTGCCATCAACGGCGAACCGCTGAACAGTGCGACTGCAACCGTGACACCGGCAGCAGTAGAAAACTTCTTTAATATCTATGTGACGTCTTTTGTTGAAGTTCCGCGCGGCTGCTGCCTGACCGTTGCCGCCGAAAATACAAGCACACAAACCGTTTTGTTTGCGAACGCAAACTTTGTGGTTGAGAGAGTGAGCTGAAAGGAGTAAACCATGAGTAAAAGAGTTTTGTATGACTTGAAAGACATGCTATGCGCAGAACTGGACGAAATCGGAAAGAAGGGTGAAATGTCTGCCGGTGACTTGGAAACTGTTCACAAGCTGACTGACACTATCAAAAATATCGACAAAATTGTCATGCTGGAAGATGACGGTTACAGCCGCGATGAGGATTACAGCCGCGATGGTGATTGGAGCGCCAACATGCGCGGCAATTACGGACGCGGCAGCAGCTATGCGCGGCGAGGTCAGCACTATGTGCGCGGGCACTACAGCATGGACGATGGGCGCGATTCACTGATTTCCCGCATGGAAGATATTATGCGCGGGGCTGACAGCAAAGACAGGGAAGTCATCCAGCGCTGCATTGACACGATGCGAAACGGTTAAAGCGAGGTGTAAGGGCTATGGTTGACGTGCGAGAGATTGACGGCGCTATAGCCGAAATCGAAAACAGCGAACTCACTATGACCAGAGTTAAAAATTTGGCAGCGCTGTATGTTGTGAAAAATCAGCGTCTTGCAGATGCGTCCCATTCTCCGCAGAAAGCAGAACCGCAAGAGCCTGTTCGCTACTACGCAGCGGCAGAGCCGTCTACAAGGGCTGCTGTTGGCAGCAGTGACTTTTTACGGGCTGTGGCAAACGTAGACACCACAGCGGCGCTGAACGTGCTGGATGAGCTTATGTCGGCTTTATATGTGGCAAACCCTAAAGTTTATAATGGCGTAATGCGGAAATTGGAGCGTTTACAGGATGAGTGAATTTTTGGAGATTGTAAAAAAGGCCGATACCGGGCGAGTATGGCGTGTGCTGGATGAGTTTATGGATGCGCTGAAAGAAGTGAGACCGGATGTGTATAATGATTTGGTACACAGTTTGCAGAGAAAATAGGTGAGTGTGTACTAAAACGTGTACTTGAAAAAGAAAATGCCGTAGATTGTAACGAATCTACGGCATTTGTTTTGGTCGAGGTGACAGGACTCGAACCTGCGGCCTCGTGGTCCCAAACCACGCGCGCTACCAACTGCGCAACACCTCGTTCTTATAACTTATCCATTATAATACACAAGCGGTGCGGGCGTCAAGTCCCGGCGCGGCAAAAATCATACAGCCAGGCGGAGCAGCCCCAGCACCAGCAGGTGCGCGGGGTAGAAGGCATAGAAGAACCACTTGTAAAACGTGCGCCCGCGGGCGGCGCGCCGGCCGTTGTACAGGTACAGGATCACAAACGCGGAGACAAGGATCGGCACAGCGCAGCCGACGGCCTCCCACACCTGCCCGCTGCCCAGCCCGGCCATGCCGCCGTAGAGCAGCGCCGCCGCGCCGAACGCGGCTTTCTGCCGCGTTCGGTTCCCCCCGGCCCGGGCAAACAGCAGCGTGAACACCGGGGCCAGCAGCGCCCAGTCACAGAACAGCGATGCGCAGATCAGCAGCACGATGCAGACGCCGCGCAGCACACGGTCTTGAATCTTCTCCTGCACCAGCAGCACCAGAAAGCAGAGCAGCAGTGTGAACAGCATGTTGAACTGCACAAACCCGGCAATGCCGTTTGCCGGAAAGGCCAGCTGATACGGCAGCTGCGCCAGCACGGCAAACCCCAGCAGCCGCCCGGCGTAGCGGCGTTTGGAGCGGGTGCAGCCGTAGCCTTCGACGAGAAAAAAGCACATCGTCACGGCGGTAAAGTAGCCGATGCAGAGGCACAGATTTGTCAGCGGCTGACCGGCGGGCAGAAAGACGTTCGCGATGTGGTTGATAAGCATGGTGAGCATGGCAACCATCTTGATGGAATCACGGGACATGGTAAAAACCCCTTTCGTATTCATTGTAAAGTACGAGGGAGCGGGCGTCAAGATTGCAGCGGCACGGCAACATTTTTGCGGCCCGCTCTTCCTTTTGCCCTGTGCCTGCGCTATAATGAAGTACAGGGAAGCTATCGGGACAGGGAAAACAACACAGCTCTGCCGCAAGGGCAGGGCTTTTCCCTGTGCCGGTCATTTGCTGTGTGCTGGTGTTTGTGATCGAGCTGTTTGTGTGAGGTACTATGATTGACGCAATAAAAATCCGCGGTGCGCGGGTACACAACCTGAAAAACATCGACGTCGATGTCCCCTTAAACAAAATCGTCGGCATTGCGGGCGTGTCCGGGTCGGGCAAATCGTCGCTGGCACTCGGCGTGCTGTATGCCGAAGGCTCGCGCCGCTACCTTGACGCGCTGTCCACCTACACCCGCCGCCGCATGACCCAGGCCGCCAAGGCACAGGTGGATGAGGTGCTTTACGTCCCCGCCGCGCTGGCGCTGCACCAGCGGCCCGGTGTGCCGGGCATCCGCAGCACCTTCGGCACGGGTACCGAGCTGCTGAACAGTCTGCGGCTCATGTTCTCCCGCCTGGCCAGCCACCGCTGCCCCAACGGCCATTACGTGCCGCCAACGCTGAACGTCGCCGCCGAGCAGCCGATTTATTGCCCGGAATGCGGCGCACTTGTGCGTGCGCCGTCGGCGGAGGAGCTGGCCTTCAACAGCCAGGGCGCCTGCCGCACCTGCGACGGCACGGGACTGGTCCGCACCGTGGACCGTGCCACGCTTGTGCCTGACGAGAGCATCAGCATTGACGACGGGGCCGTCGCGCCGTGGAACAGCCTGATGTGGTCGCTCATGACCGACGTCTGCCGCGCCATGGGCGTGCGCACCAATGTGCCGTTCCGTGAACTGACCGACAGGGAAAGAGACATCGTTTTCAACGGCCCGGCGGAGAAAAAGCATATCTTCTACAAAGCCAAAAGCACGCCCGAGGCCGGGGAACTGGACTTTACCTATTACAATGCGGTCTACACGGTGGAGAACGCCCTGGCCAAGGTCAAGGACGAGAAGGGCATGAAGCGGGTGGAAAAATTCCTGCGCGTGGATACCTGCCCGGACTGCCGCGGCTCGCGCCTGTCAGAGGCCGCCCGTGCGCCGCGGCTGCGGGGCATCGGGCTGGATGAGGCGTGCAGGATGACGCTGACAGCACTTTGCGGCTGGGTGGACGGCGTGCCCGCCAGCCTGCCGCCCGAGATGCGCCCCATGGCCGAGAGCATCTGCGCCTCGTTCCGCGAGACCGCACGTCGGCTGCTGGATCTGGGGCTCGGCTACCTGACGCTGGACCGCGCGTCGTCAACGCTTTCCACCGGTGAGCGGCAGCGGATGCAGCTGGCCCGCGCCGTGCGCAACCGCACCACGGGCGTTTTGTACGTGCTGGACGAGCCGTCCATCGGGCTGCACCCCTCCAACATCGTCGGCCTGAACGGCGTCATGCACGACCTGATCGCCGACGGCAACTCGGTGGTGCTCGTTGATCACGACACACAGGTGCTGGCGGAGTCGGACTGGCTCATCGAGATGGGCCCCGAGGCCGGTGCGGGCGGCGGGCACGTCATTGCCGAGGGCACGGTGGCCGACCTGGCCGGGAACCCGGCGTCCCAAATCGGCCCGTTTCTGGGCGGGCAGGGGAGTGCTGCGCCCCGGAACCGCCCGGCGGCGGAGCTGTTTGCCGAGGGGCACATCCATCTTTCGACGGACGCCATCCATACGGTCAAGCCGCTGGAGGTGGACATTCCCAAGGGGCGGCTGACCGTTGTCACGGGTGTGTCCGGCTCCGGCAAGACGACGCTGATTCTGGAAAGCCTTGTCCCGGCGCTGGCGGCGCAGACGGCGGGCAAGCCGCTGCCGCCCCACGTAAGGGCCGTCGAGGCCGACGGCATCGCGCAGGTAAAGCTCATTGATGCAACGCCGATTGGCATCAACGTGCGCTCCACCGTGGCGACCTACGCCAATGTACACGACGAGCTGCGCAAGGTTTTTGCCCGCACGCCCGATGCCAAACGGCTGGGCTACAAGGCGGGCGACTTCTCCTACAACACAGGCAAGCTGCGCTGCCCGGTCTGTGACGGCACCGGCGTCATCAGTCTGGACGTGCAGTTTTTGCCCGATGTGGAAATTCCCTGTACCGGGTGCCATGGCTCCCGCTACAGCCGCGACGCCGACGCCGTGCGGCACGAGAACAGGCACGGCGGGACCTGCACGCTGCCGCAGCTCATGGACATGGACATCAACACGGCGCTGACCGTCTGTACAGACTTGAAATTGGTGACACAGCGCTTAAAAGTGCTGCGGGATCTGGGCCTTGGTTACCTGACGCTGGGCGAGGAAACGCCGAGCCTGTCCGGCGGCGAGGCACAGCGGCTGAAGCTGGCCAGCGAGATGGGCAGGGCCCAGCATGACACAGTGTTTGTCTTTGACGAGCCGACCATCGGCCTGCACCCGCTGGACGTGCGCACGCTGCTGGGCGTGTTCCGAACCCTGATCGAAAACGGCGCGACGGTCATCGTCATTGAGCATGACCTCGACGTCATCCGCAGCGCGGACTATCTCATCGACATGGGACCCGGCGGCGGTGAGGAGGGCGGACGTGTCGTCGCCTGCGGAACCCCCGCCGAGGTGAAGCGGAACCCGGAGAGCAGGACGGGGAAATTTATCTGAAACGTATCATGCCTTCCCCCTTGGGGGAAGGTGGCCGTAGGCCGGATGAGGGGCGAGCTTGCCGTGATTGCCCGTAAAAGGGTTGCTGCGCAAACTCGCCCCTCATCAGTCACCTTCGGTGACAGCTTCCCCCGAGGGGGAAGCCTTTTTTGTTTTGTACATCCTGCACAAAAACTACCCTTCATTTTTGGTGAGTGAAAATGACCGAAACTGATTGATTTTGACGGATAATCTGCTATAATAAAGCTACAGTCAATCAGAAACATCCACAAAACACCAAAATCGGTCAAACAAAGACCGGGAAAGGAGCAAAACCCTATGTTAGCCGAGGAACGCTTTGCCCTGATCCTGAACCTGCTGGCGGAAAAACGCACCGCCACCGTGCAGGAGCTGTGCGAGGCACTTAACGCCAGTGAATCCACGATCCGCCGCGACCTGACCGAGCTGGCGCGGCAGGGCCGTTTGAATAAGGTCCACGGCGGTGCGACCCTGCCGGACGGCCAGTTTTTGGCCGATGAGCCGACGATGGCCGCCAAGGAGGCGCTTGCCGTCGGGCAGAAGCGCAGCATCGCGCAGGCCGCGGCAGACCTGATCCGGGCGGAGGATTTCATCTACATCGACGCCGGTACAACCACACTGGCCATGGTCCGGGCGCTGAGCGGCCCCGCGCTGGAGGCCCACTACGTCACCAACGGCATCGCCCACGCGCGGCTGTTGGCACAAAAAAGCTGCCACGTCTGCGTGCCGGGCGGTCTGCTGCGCCCCCGGACAGAGGCCATCATCGGTGCGGCGGCCATCACGGCGCTGCAGCAGTTCAATTTCACCAAGGCGTTCATCGGGGCCAACGGCGTGGCGCTGAACATCGGATTCACAACGCC